GTCGAAGCGTCCCAGAACGAGATATGCGAGTACGTCTCCGCATTGGGGACGTTTGTCCACTCTAGGGCCGCGTCCGTCGTGATTGTGCCGCCAGTCGCCGCGGCGAACGACGCCTGCTTCCTAGTCGTGTTCGCAGCCGCGTTGCTTGCGCCGGCTGCGCCAGGGTCTCCGATGTGCAGCTTCACCCAGAACTCGGCGGGCTCGGTCCACGTCGTGGAGTTTCCGAGCCCGTCAAGCCACGAATTGAGGGTGGCTGCCGCGATTCCAACAGTCATCGCAGCCCCCCGCCCTTACGAAGCGGTCGTAATCATCGCGAACGCGCCGGGATCAACGACAACGGCCTCGAACGCGCCGATGATGCCGACCTCCACGCCACCGATCGCCGGCTCTACCACCCGGAGCTCGACCGGCGCCCCGGCGGTCTCGGCCACCAGAAGCCCGGCCCGGTCTCCGACGACGATGACGCCTGCGTCCATGCCGCGCGACACCACGACGTCGAGGCCGGCGATCGTTCCGCCCTGCGCGCGCAGCGACAGGGTGCCAGCCGCCACGAAGTTCGCAGCCTCGGTTCCGGCGATCGCCGCGAGCGCGTAGAACGCCGTCGGGTCCATGAACACCGTATCCGCGATCCTGGCGGAGTTCGCGTACACGTCCCCTGCGCCGGTCGCGATCGCGAGCAGCACGTCGCTGAAGTCGGTGAGTGCGGCCAGCGTCGACGTGATGTTGAACGTGAACGCTGAGTGTTGCATCGCCTGCGCCGCGTCCTGCTCCGTCTTCAACGCGTAGTCGGCCGCCGCCAACCGGAACCACAGGTCGAGCGCGTCCGGCGTCGACCAGTTGATCGCCTGCCACGACAAGTCTCCGCCGCCGAGGTAGGTGCTTGCCGTCGCGGTCTGCATCGAGACGGCCATACCCGTGTTGCCAGCCTCGGTCTTCTCCGATGACTGGACGGCCACAACCGGCGTGGTGTCGACGCTCGGGTACGTGAGCGTACCGCGCTCGAGAGTCGTCCGCTCCGCCGCCGCGACCAGCGGCCGTGACGTGTCGATCACCTGGAAGATCTGGGCGATGTGCTGGTCGGGGATCAGTCCGGCGACGTTCGAACTGAGCGTGTTCGCCGGGGTGCGCTTGAGAAGCTGAAGCCGTTCCCGCGCCGACTGGACGCCGTCCTTGTCACCGAACTGCGACGCGATCTGAGAACAGACCCGAGACTCGCGGGTCAGGATCACGTCGCGGGCGTAGTGCGCCATCGTCCGGTACACCACTCCTTCGCCGTCGATTTCGACGCCATCGGTGCCGTCCGCCAGTGCGCGGCGAAGCGACTTCGACTCCTCCATCGCCTTGTTGTAGGCGTCGAGTTCCTCCGCCAAATCGCGGATCTCGACGTCCATGTCCGCCGCCTTCTCACGGTAGATCTTCACCTGCGCCGCTTCGATATCGGTCAACGTCTTGTCTTGGCGGGCTTCGACCGAAGCGAGAAGGTTCTCATGCTTGTTACGGGTCGTCTCGCGCTCGTCGATCAGACGGGCAAGACGAAGCTCGGTCTGTGTTGCGGTCATTCCTGCACCTCCGATGTATCGGGCTCCGTGTCTGGGCGGGTGCCGTCTTCGGGGGTGCCGGCGTCGGCCGGGGTGCCCGTTTCGTCGGGGTGCGCCTCCTCGTATCTCTGCGGCAACTTCATTCCGAGACGACGGCAGAGAGCGATCGTCTCGGCATCAGGCTCGACAGGCAGCAGCGCCTCATCAACTAAGAACTCTGGTTCCTCACGCACAGCAAGGATCACGGCGTCCTTGAACGCCGGATGGCGGCAAAGCGCCACCTTGTCCAGGTGCGCTTTTACGCGGCGTACGACACCCTCTGCGGTGCGAATCGATTTCTTCGCGTACGCCTCGAGGGACACGCCGTCAAGAATCCCCGCGTTGACGAGCTCGAGGGCGGTGTCGCCGTTGGCTCCGGGCAGCACCTCGAACGACCCGTGGAGGCCGTCCGGCTCAGACCGTAGCGCCACGCCTTTCCCGATGACGCCGCCGATCCCGGGCTGATGCTCGAAGTTCAGAAGCACCTTGAGGCGGTGGCCTGCGACGAGCTGGTCGTCGAATGCGCCGGCCGCCCATTCCTCCCGGTAGGTCGGTCCGCCGTCCGATACTTCGGCTGCGACACCGTAGGGGACGACGCGAACGTCGACGGTGCGGCCTTCTCCGGCGGTGAGGTTGGCGGAGAACTGCCTACGAAGAACGGACCTCTCGGCCCGTTCGGTTTCCTGCCCTGTGGTTTCTTGAACCGTGGTCATTCACCACCTCCTATCGCCGTCAGCGGGCGCGGCTGCTGCGTTGGCGACGCCTTCGCCACCTGCGAAAGCTGCGGGTCGTCGCCGGCCTCGATAGATCCTTCTACGGTGATATCGGAGGCGTCTTGTTCGACCCACTGCCCGGCCGGGAGCATTTGCGCGCTGAACGCGTCCATAATCCGTTTCGATGTCGTGCGAAGCTCGGTAAACCACCACATTTGCATCAGCGCCAACGGATTCTGATACGTCAACCCACCCTGCAGCGCCATATTCAAAATCACCGACGGCACGCCGAATGCCGTAGCAAGCACACGCGAGTTCCACTCCTGCGTTTCGAGTAACGCCAGGTCGGCGGGATTGAAGCTCAACGGAGTGAAATCGAGCTCCGGGGGCAGGATCGGCGGCGCCCCGTTCCGCGCCTGCGTCCGCTCCATCCACCGCGTCTGAATCGCCTCCGCCTGCTGCTCCGTCAGCTTCCGCTGCGACTTGAGAACAGCAAGCGGTACGCCGCCCTGGTTCACCGTCATCGACTGGTTACCGGCCGCCAGCAGCCCCCATGCGTTCTGCGAATACGCCCTCAGCGCCGAGGTGCCGTGAACCGCGGTACCGGGGTTTCGGTCGATCTGAACGACCCGGTTCGGGTCGAGCAGAGTGTCGCCGTACTTGTACGACCGCATTCCGTTCTCGGCTTTGATCGACAGCGCGGCCGAGTCGAGCACCGTCCATGTGCGCGGGAACCCGTCCGCGTAGAAGTCGGTGATGTACTGGCAGGAGAAGCCCCAGCCGTAGAGTTGCTTTACGAGCGCGAACAAGGCGTCGCCGATCCCGTTCGGATACCAGTTCGGGTCCGGTGCCGACACCCAGCGCGGCTCGAGTGTGCCGGGGCCGCCGTGCCACCGAATCGGCATCCCCGAAATCTGCTGCGCGTTCAACTGGATGCAACGGTCGGCCACCCATACCCGGTCCGCTAGCGCGGCGCCGCCGGGCATCCACGACGACGAAGAGGACAGCCCGTTCTCCGACCACCACGACGGAATGATCGTGTTGAACAAGCTGATTTGTGTCCCCTCGAGCGGCTCGACACGCTTCGCGACTGCCCGCCGAACGTCCGCCTTGGTCGTTACCCGAAGCTTTCCGCTGCCGGCGATATCGACGTAGCGGGACTCGCCCACTTAGTAGATCGCCACCTCGCCCACGTCGTTCTCCACCGCCGAGAACAGCGCCAGCGTCGAAGCCACCAGCGGCGAGATGTCCACGTTCGATTTCGTGCGCGACCACGCCCACCGATCCACCAGCGGCCTAGCCCTGGCCCCACGGATCGCCGTCGTCAGCTCGTCCTGTCCGAGATGCCGCAACGACTTCTCGCCAACCGCGTCGACGAAGACGCCGCACGCCTGCCCGTATTGGCCCGAGTCGAGCCGTCGCACCGTGATACCCGCCTCGTCGACCTTACGGGCGATCGCCGCCGACGGCCCGAACCCGTCACAGACGATCTCCGCCACCTCATGCCGCTGGTACAGGTCGACCATTCGTTCCGTCACCCAGCCGGTGCCGGTGCGGTTATGGACCACCTCGATATGCATGTGCCCCTGATCGTTCCGGCCCGCCGCCGCCACACTCGTTCTCCGGTCAGGCGACACGTCGAACGCGAAACACACCGGGTCAAGCAGCACCGACGAGTCGTCCTCGACGTCGCGCCAGTCCTCCAGGTTGATCAACACGTCCGCGGAACCGTCCGTCGCCGGCCAGTCCCCCACCCCCAGGAGTTCCACGGCGAACGTCCTCGGCGACATCGACCGAAGCTCCCGCTCCATATGCTCGACCGAAATCCTGATCCCCAGCGCCGGGTTCGCCTGACGCCACAAACCGACGTCCATCGCCATCTCGTCCGACACGTCGTCGGGATGCTCCGCCTCCACGCTCCACTCCAGATACGCGAGCGCCGGGTCGGTCCCACCTAACCCGCGCTCACGCACCCGAGCCCAAACCACCCCGTTCTCCTGGATCTCCTGATCCACCGCCGAACCCGCATACACGAACTGCGGCCCACGCGGAGTCTGAGACGCCCGCTGCGTCGGCATCATCGACCCATGCGCCGCCTCGTTGATGATCATCGCCTCGTCCATGACAAGAAGATCAACG